ATAACGGTTGGCATGACACGGCGGATAACTGGTAGTATTACACGGTTTAGTGTAGCAATATTACCGGCTACTGTTGTACCTGCTGAACTTTCAGCAAGTAACTGCTTACGGGTATTTTCTAGGATAACACCCATGGATGAACGGCGGGTGCCGTTTAAGCCTTCTAGCAGGGCTTCTTTGGTTTCGCCCCAACGGCTTTCTAATAGAACTTTAGACATTGTATGTTTTCTCCTTATTAATGTCAGTTTTTAGAGCCCTGCCAGGCGCTTGAAGAGTACTAGGTTATCACCGTGTTCATCTTCTTGTTCGGCCTTATTGGCAGTTTTATCACCAGTTAGTACTTGACGGTTTTCGGTCAATGCTTGCTTAGTTTGTGCAGGCTTTGGTTCCTTACCCTGATTTAGTACTGCTGGTAGATACTTATCGAAAGCAGTCTTTAACTTTGGAGTCTGGACGCTTTCTAGTAAGTTCTTCATAACTTCGGCCTTTTCTTCGTTTAGTGTACCTAGTAATTCACTCATGGTACGCTCACGTAGATTGGATTCCTTAATCATGCGAACTTCACGTTCTTTGGACTCAACTATACGTTGAGCATTTTTTACTGTTTTGGCAGATTCGGCTAATTGACTTTCTTTTTCTGCTAGTTGAGCGAGTAACTTACGTGTCTCGTTCTTTTCGTTTAAGTGGGTTGCACTAAACTCGGCAGCGAAGGCTTCAAATAGACGGCGGCCAAACTGGCTTTCACGTGCTTCTTTGATATCCTTCTTCAATTGACCAATTTCACCCTTGAGTTGGGTGGCTACTAACCCGCCTACTTTCTTAGCACTTTCAGCAACAAATTTAGCCTTTAATTTGGCTAGTTGATCTTTTGCTTCGGCAACTAATTTTACTTTGGCTTCAACTACAGCACGTTTGTCTGTTTCAAACTCACGAATTTCCTTTGCTAGGGCTGCAACAACAAAACGCTCCAACTTATCGCGGGATTCTGTTTGTAACTTACGATCCTGGCGTAATTCGCGCAATTCTTCGGCCAGTTTAGTGACCATAAAATCGTTGAATTTGCCTGCATTTTCACGTAGTTTTTGTTGTGCCTTTACACGGTCCTCGTTCATTTGCTTACGCTCTTCGTTGAACTCAGCAATTTCACTGGATAGGCTTTCTGTAACCATTTTATCAAGGGCTTCTACCATTACATTCTTATCATGTTCGTACTTACCCGCAAATTCTTCACGCAGTTGAGCACGTACTTCTTCACGGGCTTCGTTTAATTTAGACTCCCAGGCTTCATTTATAGCCTTGGCAGTATCTGCATTAACGATTCCGCTTTCTAGCAATGGCTTGATAGCATCTAACATTTTATGCTTTCCCTTTTATTTTAAGATCCTTAATGAGGCGTGTTACTTCCTCTCTAAGGTATTGTTGGACTTTAGCATCTTTATCCAAATTTGTACCCTTTAGATTGTCTAATACACGGTGGCCTCCACGCATGTTCATTAGACCCTCATATATTGCTTTTGGATATGCATTTGGTGCACTAGGTTGTGCTACTATGTCCACAGTGACTATTTCAAAGTCACTGACTTTGCCACTAGAATCATCAACGTTTCCGCTGCCTCTACTACTGACACCTAGTTTTACTCCGCTCTCCAACATGGTAGACACTAGTTGCCCCATTGGAGTAGGTAGAATCTTTAACTTACCATAACCGTTTGGGCCATCCATCCACATATTTGTAATCATGTGGCTTACACGATCTAAATTGATTTTTAGATCATCAGGGTGATCTACTTCACCTAGAACGGAATTGCCTTCACGTATTTGGTTGTTTAGTTGTTCCACGGCTTTTTCAATTTCGGGCACGGGGTAAACACGCTCATTAGCGTTCTTTACCCCACCCTGGATGAAGATACCCTTCATATAAAGGTTCTTCAACTCACCTTCCTTAACACTTTCAACGACCATACTGGCCCTATCAAATGTTAAGTTTTCCTTTAGGTACAAAGCCATTTTAACCTAAACCTTTACTTAATCATCTTCTTAGCGGAACGCTTGCTCTCAGGCACAACATCTTTAACGTTTACACCGGAGGCTTGCTTCATTTCTGGCTTTGGAGCGGCTTCAGTCTTGCCACCATTTACGCCTGGTGCATTCTTGAAGGAACCTGCGCCTTTAACCTGGCCTTCACCTTTGCTATAAGCATTGCTTGGACCTTTTGGACCGCTTGGTTGTGCTTGACCACCATCACTGAATTTTACTGGCTTAGAGGCCATACCTGCTGCACCAGAATTGGCGGCAACTGGACCTTTACGGCTACCGGAATCGCTACCGTCGGTGTGGGTTACGGATACTTTCTTCATTTCTACGGCTTCCATTACGCCGGATTCTTCTTCACCCTCTTCTTCACCTTCTTCCTCTTCTTCGCCTTCTTCCTCTTCTTCGCCTTCTTCCTCAGCACCAAATTCTTCTTCGAAAGCGGCTAACAATTGGTCTAGTTTGTCCTCTAGATCCATAATATCATCTTTGGTTGCAGCCTCTTCGGAACCCATATCAGCATCGCCCATGTCGTCGCCCATGCCTTCATCGCCCATGTCATCACCAATGTCTTCCATGTCATCTCCGCCTTCAACGTCAAAATCACCAGAGATTTCTTCGTCTTCGTCTTCGACTTCATCTTCCATGGCAAGATCATCTGTTTCTTCCATTTCGATTTCGTCCATTAGACCTGTGGTCATATCTTCTTCTAGGTCATCTTCTTCCATCAGACCTTCGTAGATTTCACGACTCTTTTCAACTACGATTTCGTGAAATAATTGTTCTGCACGTTCTTGATCTTCATTAATAATTAGATCAATTAACTTTTCAAATTTTGCTGTAGACATTTTTACTCCTTTAGATTAAATGGCTTGTAAGTATATTTACCCTGTATACAAAAAAATAGCGCAATAAATGCGCTTTTTTAACGTTTTAAGGTTTAACTAGTACTATAGTGTTGGTCCACCACCCTGTGCTGGTGGCGCATACTGTTTCCGTATCTTTTTTAAGTCCCTAGCACGCTCATATGCCTGCACTTCTTGCATACGACGCAACTTATTAATCTCACGTAACGTTAATTTAGTTTTACGTGATTCACCCCATTTAGGCTGACTATGATCGTCTTGGCGATCTTGCCAACCCTCTGGTGCTGCTTCAAAAAATTCTCTTAGGAACATTTATATATTTATCTTATACTGCAGGAGGTGCGCCTGCTGGTGCACCTGGAGCGCCACCAGTTGGCGCGGGTGTTACCGGCGCAGTTACTTCCGGTGCCATACCACCTTCTGGAGGCGCTTCTTCCATGCCTTCCGCTGTTTCTATATCACCCTCGACATCCGCACTGCTTATACCCACACTACGTAAATCGGCTGATGCTCCTTCGCCTGCTTCTGGTTCTTCCCGTTCTTCACCCCACAATTTTTCATTTTCTTTAATTTCTTCTTGGCTAAGACCTAAGAAACGTTTCATCGCAAAACGGGTAGAAATATAAGGTAATTGCGCCATTGCAGTAAATGTGTTTACCCGATCTTTATCAAGTTCGCTCTGGCGATACGCAGCAAAATTTTGTGGTGGATTAAACGATATGTCGAACAAGGCTGAGTCTATATTAAAACCACGCCACCGTAGGAACAATTTAAATTCATCATTTAATTTACGTGAAATATATCCTTGTAGACGTTCACAATACTGATTAAAACGGTACTCTTGTATCATTGCCGTGCCAACTTTACCATCAACTAATGGTCGTTCACTATCTTCTGGTCCAGTAGGCAAATAACTGCTTGGCACACGTAGTCCACGTGCAAGACGATTATTAAAATATTTTAAGTCATCAATTTCGCCCAAGTTTTGGCCACCGGCAAGAGTTGTTACATCACTGCCACGTCCATCTGCTGTTACAGGAAAGAAGTAATCCTCATTAATAGATAATGGATTATATGTAGCGTCTACTACTGCTTGTCCACCATGTATACTTGGTATACGGCGCTGGTGTATTTCATCTTTTATCCGGTTTACAAATGCCATAGCCATGTGGCTTGGCATATTACCAACATCAATTTTAAATATACGTCGCTCTGGTGCACGTGCCACGCGATATATTAGTATGGCATCTTCAAGTAATTCTTTTTGCTTATATACCTTAAAAATATTTTCCAATATGCTTTGCCCAAATGGCCAATAACGATCTAAGCCTTCAGTTAGGCTTAGGTGAACAATGTGTTTAGCATCTACTGCATTTTCATTTATGCCTAGACTAAAACGGCTACCGGTTGTTCCATATGGTTCATTAGGTACTGTGTAACTATAGGGTGCACTATATCCCGCAGTTGGAGGTTGTGCTTGGAAATCGGTAGTAGTTTTTTCTGCTATAGTTAGATTTTGCAAGTTTGGATTTATATCTTTAAGTACATACTGCTCTGGATTTTTACCTTCACTTTCATTTACAATTACTTTAACCACCTTGGTCATATCAATCCAGAATAATTTAAAAGTTTCTGGATCACGTACAAATACCTGATCACCGTACTTTACAGTATTCCGGAATATCTTAAATGCTCTGGTTTCAAATTCATTTAATTTACACCACTGTTTTAACTGTTTTGATACTAGATCAACTTCTGTTTGTGTCGGCTCGCCATGAAAATGTATTTGGAATGGAGTTTTATTATGTTCATTTAGTTGAGTGCTAAACTCGCTAAGTATGTCCAGGCATGCATTAATTTCTGGATCAACATCCATCATTTCATACTGATTATAGCGTTCAATACGGTTTGGATGTCCTGTATAAACTTCGGGCAGGCGGCTTTGCCAGTTACGATAAGCAAAATCATTAGTCCAACCGCCGGTTGATTCATTACCCATACCGGCATTCCATGAACCGCTATTACTATTACTACCACTAATTGGGCTTAGTGAACCATGTTGATTGCTAAATTTACGTTTATAGGCCATCTAGTATTTATTATTTAAAGGGTATTCATTTGAATATCACGGCTGATTCTATTACCTTGTGATAATAGATCAATCATGGTATCAAACTTATCTGTCATTGCAGTAAATAATTCTTTCATTCCTGACATTTGCTCTGAACTATTTTTTATAGTAACTGGTATTGATCTACCATCAGGTAGTGGCACTATTGCTTCGGCCTGACCGCCTTCACCGACTTGCATTAATGATCCACCAGTTTTTGGTTCAACTATTGCTCCATTTCGTGCTGCACGATACCCAGCATCCTGTATATGGACTGGATCTGGTGTTCTAAATGTATTACCTGAACGGAATCCATATTTGCCTAGTAAACCACTTGCTTCTAATTTAGACAAGCCTTCTCTGCCCACGTCAATCGCTAATCCTAAATTATGAGAATTAGGTTTACCTCCCATGCTTATGGGTGGCACTGGTGTTGTAATTCCATCAGCGGTAGGTTTATCGGGAATACTACCTCCAGCTGCTTTCCATCTTTTATATAAATTTTCTTGCTGTTCATCACTACGCTGGCCACTAATATATGGTATTGTTTGACCTCCCCACGCAGGATCAGATAACAACGCAAGGAATCTATTTCTGAAATCGGGGTTCAACTTATTCCAGTTTTCTTTTGCGCCGGCACCATGACCGCTAAATTTAATTAATTTAAGTGCATCTTCTGGTGCAACCGCAATTGCCCCAGTGCCGGTTGTTTTTTGTTCGCCTGGTTGTATGCCCGCCACCTGAGATGAATATTTGTCAACTTTACTTAAAACTTCTTCAGCCAAATATCCACCTTTACCAGGAGTTATCGCCACTCCTGCTATTTGACTAGTGGCTAATAGATTTGCTTGAGCTTTTGACATAGGACCAGAACCTATTTTAAGATGTTTTTGCATAGAAGATTTATTTTGTTGCATAAACCATGCAACTACTTCATTGGCTACTTCTGGTCTATTAAGCAAATCTGGGTTTTTTAAAAGTCTGTCATCACCGTAAATTGCTTTTGATGCTGCTGCGTAATTATTTTTACCAGTTAATTGTATATAACCACGCCCTCTATATTTCCAAGCATCACCTGCCTCTGTATTACCAAACGCTTTACCAACGGATGTTTCTCCACCATACATCGCTTCTGCCATTTTTTGTGGATCTTTTTTAATAACATCCAACTCTTGATCTGAAAATCTGGCTGCACGTTTTCCAAAAATACTTCTAATACGATCATTTGATGTTTTACCATAATTTAAATTTTCTTCTACTATTTTACCGCCGCTTTCTTTCATTATATTGCCAAGTATGGCATTAATATAATTTTCATCTTTTATACCCTTATCGAGTAAAGTTTGTTTTATACCAGCCAAATTTTTCTGCGAATCTGCTGACATTTCATCTGCACCAGATCGGCCCGTGGAAGATGCGGGTCTTGCTGCACTTGCTGCCGGTGCTGGCGGGGATACCGGCCTTACTGCGCTTGCTGCCGGTGCTGGGGCCGCGGCAGGTGCTGGCGGGGATACCGGCCTTACTGCGCTTGCTGCCGGTGCTGGGGCAGGTGCTGGGGCCGCGGCAGGTGCTGGCGGGGATACCGGCCTTACTGCGCTTGCTGCCGGTGCTGGGGCAGGTGCTGGAGCCGCGGCCGGTGCTGGTGCGGCTGCTGGTTGTACTGGCGGTGGTCTAGATTTTCCTGGTTTAGTTGTAAATCCATACATAAACGCAGCAAATGCTTCTGCTTTATCTTTTAATTTTGTGGGGTCACCTACATCTAACTTACTAAACTCTACAAACTTTTCAATCGGTGTTTTTTCTTTAAAGAGTTTACTTGAAAGTGCATCACCCATAGCACTTATTGCTGTTCCAAGTCCAGACGCTACTCCTCCTACGCCTGAAAGACCCAGTACTTTTGCAAATTCAACGAATGCTGTTGCGTTGTTTTTAACTTTTTCAGCATCAATGTTTAATTTACTAAACTCTTCTAATTTTTGGAATGGAGTTTTACCACCAAAAAATGATGCTATACCATCTGATATAGAAGTTGCCATCGAACCAAAACTTGCTGCTGCGCCGCCGACAGAAAAAACGGCTAAACCTGCACCTAGTGCCCCTACACCTTTGCCAGTTGCTAGTAATTTTTCACCATCTAGTTTTTCAAATGGCTGTAATCCCTCTGCTAATGTCGGTAATGCCTTACCCATCAACCAGGTAGCACCAGCAAGACCTGCGCCTATAGCAGTTATGGCAGCTGCCAAAATTCCAGCACCTTTTATCGCACCTACCCCGGCTTTACCAAATGCCTCTAACCCCCTTGCGGTGCCTTCAAGAAAACCACCGCCACCACGACCAAGATTTTCTACTAAGTCTCCAGCACCAGCAGCCATACCAGGTGCTACTGCTCCTCCCGCCCCCGGCGCACCTTTTTTTGCTCCGCCTAATAATTTTTTACCTGCTCTGGCCATTATGGCACTACTAGCAACTCCAGCAATAGCAGCACCACCCAATGCATAGGGTGCAATTTCCATTGCTGTATTTGCGGCACCGCTTTTTGAAAATTTACTAAGCGTGTCTATTAACCCCTCCATAACTTCGCCCATTTTTTTATTATAGGCCATAAGAGTTTCAGTGGAGGTTACTAATAATCCAGTTTTATTTGCTAATTTTTGCGCCTGTGTTGCTACCTCAGCAGTGGGATCTTTCTTTCCTTGTTGGGTTTTTTGATCGGTCTCTATACCCTCTCTTAAATTTTTAAATGACGTTCCTGCCTGTTGAGCAAGAATTGCCATCTCAACGAAATTTTTTGTTACTATCGAGTCTGGTCCAATAACTTTTGCTAGACCACCCGTCATTTCTACATATTTTTTGGCACCGTCTGCCATTTTAGACATAAACGTGTCAACACTTTCGGTTCCCTTTAATAACCCTTGTGTCAACTTTGTTGCATCGACTCCAGCCTGACCCATTGTAACTGAAAATTCTGCTGATGCTTTACCAGTCACTGCTCCGTCAGCCGCTACCATTTCAGTGAAACCTTGTCGCATACCTTCAGGTACACGACTGTATGCTTCAAATAATCTATCTGCTGTGTCTTTGTCGCCTTTGGCCCTTAACTCTGCAATTTTAGCACTAAATCGTGCATCAGACATTGCTTTATCACGATCTTTTTGCAGTTCTTCACGACTTTTACCCGTTAATTTAGATAATACAGCCAGTTGCTCTGCATATTGTCTTGCACCTTCTGCCAATTCTCTATCAGATTTACCACGTGCAAATCCACTTTTTGCCTGATTTGCTATATATCCTGCCTGTATATCAGCAAATTCTTGAAATCCAATACCTAATTTTTGTAATTGTTCCGCAGATTCTGCATTTATGTTTAAAACTTTTTGTAATTTTTTGCTGCCATCAATCGCCGATCCACCAAACAATGCTAATGCTTCACTATTTTTTCCTAAAGTCTGTGATAGTTGATCAAATGTTAGTCCAGTTTTTTCTGATGCAGACCGCATATCCTGGAAACTAGTAACTACACCAGTGGTGCTTAGTTTACCAAATGCAGCAAATGCTTTACCGGTTTCAGCAGTTAAAAATTTTATTGTTTCGCCTGCTGCTTCTCCTAAACCTTTTATCGCTGCACCAACTAAAGGTATACCGGAAGCAAGCGATGTTAATCCCTTTACTGCAAACGCAGTAGCATCCCCCATTGACTGCATTGCAGCCTCTGGACCATTTAAACTTTTTGTAAAATTAGTAGCGGCGTCACCCGCTTTTTTCCATTTACCAACCGCTTCATCAAACGCGGCCTTTTCTTTTGCTATTCTTTCTTTAGTGGCGGCCTGGCGTTTTTCTTCGGCCGCTGCCGCCCTGTCCACTTCACTAGTATAATCGTCAAAACCGCCCCTACCCCGATTCAGGGCATCAATAAACTCCTGTATTGCTTGGGCTAATTCTGGATTTTCGCTGGCTGCTGACATAAAATTATTAATCTACTTATTTATCTGGTCTAAATATAGATACAGAAAGGTTCCAAAATGTCTGAGAATCCCCTAAAACATTATTTTCGTCGTCCAAGCATCTATATTAAACTACCAAGCGGTGGCGAGGGCTATAATCAACAAATTGTTGAAAAATCTGATTCAGGTGAGTATCCAGTTTATCCAATGTCAGCAATTGATGAGGTAACAAGCCGCACACCGGATGCACTTTTTAACGGACATGCTGTGGTCGATATCATTAAAAGTTGTGTACCAGCAATTAAAGATCCATGGAAAATTACATCAGTTGATCTTGATGCCGTCCTTATAGCCATACGTATAGCAAGTTCAGGTGACACTATGGATATAGTTTGCACATGCCCAAAATGCAACAATGAAAACAATTTTGGAATAAACATGGTGCAATTACTTTCTAGTCGCCAAAATGTAGACTACAAAAAAACCCTTAAAATAAGGGATTTAGAAATTAAATTTCGTCCATTAACATTTCAAGAAGTCAATAAAAACAGCATGAGCCAGTACGAAGTTCAAAAAATGCTTATGGCAATAAATGGTATTGAAAATGAAGAAGAACGTGCAGAAGAAACACGTAAAGCAATGAAATACATGAATGAACTAACAACTGATATTATCACTAATACAATTGATTGGATTAAAACCCCCGAAACTATGGTCGAAGATAAAAATTTTATCAAAGAATTTGTAAATCACTGTGATCGTCAAACAAGTGCTGGTATTAAAGAATTTGGTATTAAACTTAGAGAAGAAAATGTATTACCGCAACTAGATGTAAAGTGTAGCGCATGTGAAAATGAATTTGTTACACCATTGGTACTAAACTACAGCGATTTTTTCGTATGAGGCTTCTTTCCCTTGACTACGAGGGTATGAAAAAATACGGTGATGGATTGTGGAAAGAAGCCATGGCAATTAAATTTAATGCTCAACGAATGGCTTGGTACATGCGAGGAGGTATCGAGTTCAATGATATCATGAACATGAGCAGTGAAGAAA